GGAAAAATGTATTGATAGTAGAAGATGATGCTAAATGGCATAATTTAAATGAAGGATATCCAATTTTTGAAAAATTAATTAAGAATGATTATGATGTTATTTTATTTGGTTTTGGTGAATGTAATTATAGTATAAATAAAAATTATAAATTGTCAAAAGCTATATCAGCAACTGCATATTTAATTAAAAATCACTACTATCCAATATTATTAGAAAATTTTGAAGAATCATTACATAAATTAAGTATAAATCCTGCTTGGTATAATTGTATAGATCAAGGATGGCATAAATTAATGGTATCTGATAATTGGTATGGAATATATCCAGTTATATTATATCAACGTGAAGGTTATAGTGATATAGAAAAAAGACATAGAGAAATATCAGGTATTATAAAACAAAAAGTATTAGCGTATTATTTTCCTCAGTATCATAGTTTTCCAGAAAATGATATGATATTTGGTAATAATTTTACAGATTGGGATTTATATAAAAACAAAAGTACTGATGAATTATCATTATTTAAACAACCAATACAACCACCCAATGGTTTAGGATATTATGATCCAACATTAATTGAAGTACGAAAAAAACAAGCATCTTTAGCAAAAAAATATGGTATCGATGGTTTTATTTATTATCATTATTGGTTAGAAAACCATGCAGTAATGAATAATGTATTAGATAAAATAATAGAAGATAATGAACCAGATATTCCTTTTTGTATTTGTTTTACGAATGAGGCATGGAAACATAATTATGGACTTATTAATACATTTAAATCATTTCATGCAGATGGTTCAACTTTTCGACAATTATATGATAATCCTAAAGAACATGCATTATATTTACAAAAGTTATTCAATCATCCGAATTATATAAAAATAAATAACATGCCAGTATTATTTGTATATATGTACAATTTGGAAGTATCATCATATTTAAAAATAATATGTGATGAATTAAAACAATATAATATTAATGATTTATACATAGTAGCTTGTGCAAGTTATCGTTGTTTACCAGAATATGATATTTCAAATATAATACGTAAACCTAATGCATATGCACCATTTAGTGCACATAATCAATTAAATCCAATATATAAATTACCAAAATCTATATCTAACTTACCATGTATACATGGTGGAGTAACAGGCTGGAATTCACAATTAAGACATCCAAGTTTTAGAAAAGTAATTGATTATACACCAATTGAGATTATAAAAAATACATGTAGAGATTTATTGACAATGAAGTATGATGTATATTCACCACAAATATATACTCTTTTTGCATGGAATGAATGGACAGAAGGTGCAATTGTAGAGCCTAATAGTATTTATGGAGAAGATATTGGAAATGCAATTAAAAAAAGTAGAGATATTGTAGATATATTATGTAATAATTCACAATTTGTGAATACAATATTTGAATATGGTTTTGGATCATTTTTTATAAATATTACAAAAAATGTACATATTAAATGTATTGATTATATTGAAAATAGTGATAAATGGGTAATAAATATACCGAAAGATGATTATGTCCGTCCAAAATTATTTGGAGATCCATTACCAGGAGTTGTTAAAGTTATTAAAGTATCATGTCATGGCATTACAACAATATATGATAATACAAAAGATATTATAATAGAATTATATAATTAACTTGTTATTTTATGAATAATTTTATCACTTATTTTCATGTAATTTTCATGTAAATTATTTAAATTAAAATTTTTAAATAATTTATCATAATAATAATTATAATTTTGTAAAACATCAATTGTTGTTTCTACTAACTTATCGTAATCACATTCAATAATATATTCTTTTAATTCATAATCTATATCTAAACTTTTTTCAGTGATTACAATCATTTTATTAAATATACATCTATTACATCGCATTTGTTCAAATATTTTATATTCTTGATTAAAATGAACATTTAATAATATTTTGTGTCGAAATAATTGATTATCTCTTTCATTATAAAATTTAAATATTTGATTAATAGTAATATTATTTTGTCTTAAATTATTTATTATATTTTTTCTATAATGACTTGTTGTATCACCAATAAATACAACATCATGAATCTTATTATAGTTAAATATTTCATTTGTATTTATTAAATAGGGTAAATATAATATATTTTGATTAAAATCTAAACAATTTATATTTGCATTACTGTAATCAATACATTTAATACCTATTTTATAATAATTTGTTATGTTAGTTAACCAATTTTTTCTAGATAATTGTTCGGTATTTAAAAAGTATATATTATGAAATATATTTGTATATTTTTTTAAAATATCATCAGGAATATTATTAATAAAAATAAATTGATGATGTTCATTCATCTTTTCTAGTAAAGTTTGATAATCGGATAATAATAAACATTCTTTATAATTTACAGTAATAGAATTAACATAATCAATAAAATATTGAGAATGTTCTTGATTTCCAATATATAAATATATCATAATTAATTATTATAATTATTATTCAGTAAATGAACATATTTATTTCGGTTAATATATAAAATAAATTTAATATATCTGAATATGAGCAACATATATAATTATTTTGTAAATTCAAAAACAGTTTCATATATAAGTAGTGAATACATCAGTACAAATAAAATAGATGTGTCAAATCCGGCAGTTGCAAATAAAGTTCAAGGTGCCGTAAAAAAAGTTTTAGACGATACTTATAATTTATTAGATAAATCAAAAATATCAAAAAATAATGTAAATGATGCTATCGATAAATTTGTAAATGTAGCAATGAAAAGATTAAATTTACAACCAATGCAAAGAAACATAGCAGCACCAGTTAATATGAGAATGCCACCTCAACATAGTACAAATACCAGATTAGGAGGAAATGATAATGAATCATTGGATGAGAAATATGGAAAATATATGCAAAATTATAGAGAATTTGGTCAACAACAAACAAGACCAGCAATACCTGAATTTTTACAATCTAAACCAACAAATCCAAAAAAAATTATGGAAGATCAAATGAGACGTGATAATAGTGGTCCATTAGAAACGTTTAAAGGAACTTCTACAAGAAAAAATAATCAGGATTTTAACAATTCTAGCCAGGAAAATAGTATAGAAGATTATGGAGGTAGTACAAATTTTAGTTTTTTTAATGATACTCCTGAAATAAACAGTGCATTTGATGAAGCATTTTATAATACAGGTATTGATCCATCAAGTATTAATGACTCATTAGATGAATCAGTCGAAGAACGATTAAAGAAAATGGAAGCAGCAAGAAGTTCATTAAAAGTACCAGAAAAACAAATAAATAATATTGAGGAATTATTTAAAAATGATAATGAATTTCAAAAACATTTAAGTGAAGCACATTTTGATAAAAATATACAAAGACAAAATCAACAGAAACATCAACAACAGCAGCAACAACAGCAGCAGCAACAACAACCACAACAGTATCAACAACAACAACAACAACAGTATCAACAACATCAACAAGAAAGAAATCAAAATATATATAGTCAAGAACGCAGTCAACAACCAAATAATCAAGAAATGATTATGAAATTTATGGCGAAAGAAAAACAATATCAAGAACAATTACAATTATTATATGGAAAAGTAGGTAAATATGAAGAATATTTAAAAACATTAATGGCAAAGTATAATGAATTAAAAGATGAACGAGATCAAATAAAAAATTATGCACAAACAAAGAATACTAGTGTAATTGATGAAAAAAAGAAAGAATTATTAAGATTAAGTGAAGAAGTACAAGCAAAAATAAATAGATTAGAAGCATTACAAGGTAATCATCAAACAAATACAGAAGATGAATAATTATTATAAATATACTATAATAATTATTAACATATATGTTTTTTATCTGTTAATTTAATTTTATCATCATAACCATTAAAATATGTTTTTCTACATACATTAATTTCTTTATCAGAAATTCTTCCACCACCATGAATATTATCAAATGTTTCACCACGTAGTAGTCTAGTAATAAAATTTATTGAATATACACCGCATTCTGATCCACCAAATTGATGTCTAAATGTATTGAAACGTATGTCATATTTTTGTTCTAATATATTTGGTTCTTTACTATTCATATATGAATCTATTGGCAAATTTATTTTAGAACCACCAGATAATTTTGTATGAAAATAATCTTCTACAATATGTTTCACTAATTCTTTTACTCTTTTTTCGGGAGGTTGACCAGCTGAATCAGAATAATATATACTTTTTTTATTAAAATCAATATAAAATGCAACCCAATGAGAACCTGATTTATAGTGTTCATCTAGATTAAAAATTATACCAATTTGTGTTTTACCTTTTTTAATTAATTTATCATATTTTAATGATTTTACACCAAATTGATCTAGGTCTTGGATATCAATTGGTACTGCACCAACAAATAAAAATGATGGATATTTTTTCATAAATCTTTCCATACAATCATTAATTTCAGTAGTACTAAGCCATTCAAATTGTCCAGGTGGACCTTCTGGTTTAAATGCTAAACTTAAATCATCATTATTATTAATAAATTTTAAGGTAGCCCAGCATGTTTGATTTGGACAAAATTTTTGTAATTTTTCTTGTAATTTATTAACAAGTTCTTCTTTATTATTTGATAATTGTATTTTATCGTTAGGATATTTAGTATTATAATCATTTGCAATTTGTTTTAATTCATCTATACTAAAACAAGAACCACTTTCAAAATTTTTATTTATTGCACATTCTTCTGGTTTTATTTCTTTTGTTTTATGCATATATTTATAAAATAAATTAATATACATTATATATGAGTAAATATCCAAAAGATAGTTATCAAGAAACAAATTTAAAAAATAGACAAGCAGGTTTATCACCTACACCAATTACATCTCTATTTAAAAATAGATCTACTGATCCTAATCTTTTTTTAACTGATAATCAACAAAATACAAATCAATTTTTATATAATTCAGATATTGTATTATCCAAAGGTATTGTAAATGATAATAATGTAAGAAATACTAAAGATCCTAGAGAATATGGATTATATTTAGATAGAAAAGAATTTAAATTAGAAATGCCCTTATATCCAAATATTGCTGATAATGTTGCATCTGAAAATGTAAGTGAATATGTAATTATTATTGATAGTAGTGATCGAAATACAAATTTATATCCATCACCATTTGTATTAAAAGCATTTTTTAGTCAAGACAATGATTCATTAATGTTAAATATACCTAGATCATTTGAGAATGTTAAATTTTTACGAATAGAAAATGTAATATTGCCTAGACAATATTTTTTACAAAAATATACTGTTGGAAATTTAATGCCAGATCCTATTGTACCAGAACCAGATAAACCAATTATAGTTGCAGCAATTACTCAAGTATTAACATATACAAATGCTAGTCCTGATCCGCTTGACGTACCAAGTACGTTAACAGTTCCAGGTTTATTACCTGTAGAAGTAATTAATTTAAAAATATACACATATCAATTAACAATTAATTTTAATAATAAATCAGGTATATATACAATAGAATATCCTAATAATACAACATTTAATAAAGAATTATTTACTAGAACATTTGTTTCTGGTACACAATTAAGTAATATAGCGGTAGATACATCTATTGAAAATGCAAATTATAATATGGTGACTACAGTTGGTAATCCTAATAAACGCGTAGTAGTAGGAGATTATGAATTAATTTATGAATTACAATCAATTGTTCGTAAAGGATATTCTATAAAATTTATGATTAACAACGAAGTACCAACAAGACGTTGTTATGAATTTAATATATTACCAGGTGTACCAGCAGGTACATTAGATTTTTATTTTTTCATGCCTAATAAAAGTTTAGATACAGATCGATATATAATGTTAAATATTGAAGAAATCACAGATAATAATATTAATTCAACAAATAGTGCATTACGAAAAGCATTTTGTTTATTATATCCTGATTCATACGGCGAGTTACATTATTATGCAGCAAGTAATTATCAAGATAAAATATATAAAATGTCAGGGTTAGGTAATATTAATCGTTTGACATTAAGTTTATATGATAGTTATGGCAAACCATTACAAATGCCAAATTTAGATTTTCATGTCAATTCTAGTAAAACATGTTATTGTAATAATGATGATTTTAGTTGTCCTTGTACATATATCAGACATCCTTATTATAAATGGTTACAAGTTCAATATATGATTAAATTAGGTATTGTAGAAACTGAAATAGATAAAAAGATATTTTATTAGAAACTTTATTTAATTACAATTAATATGAGTAATAATTGTAATTATAAAATTAACAAACCAAGTAATTGGTTGTTATTTCCATTATATAAAAAAATTAATTATTATAAAACACATCTTAATAATAATTATATGATGTATGTTGATAAATTAAGTGCAAAAGAGATTGTCACTAGTATATGTGGTGATCGTTGTAAAATTCCAAAAGTTATAAGAATATTGAAAGATTGCAATGATTTACAATTAACTGATATGAACCATAATTATTTAATTAAAGCAGTCCATGGTTCAGGCTGGTTAATAGATCCAGTTAAAGAAGGTAATCTCATAGAAAATATAGAAAAATTAAATA